CCAAACAAGAGATTTGCTAAACGGCTTTCACGATTTAACAACATAGATCTTTGCACTTTTTTAAAAGATCTTTGTTCTTCACTGCCTGGATATTGAGAGTATTTGATATCTTCAAGTGCGATTTCATCAGCCAAAGAATATACTTTAGCGGAGAATGTTGTGCTTGAACGGTCAAAATTGCCAATTCTTTGACGGCTGGCACCAGGTGCACGCTGAGCATCAACGTCGGGGGATCCCATAAAGTTGCGAGTCTCTTCAATAAGAAGAGTGCCAGTTGGTCCGATTGCTTTGATGTCAACTGCTTCAATCACTTGATCAGCAATCAGCTGGCTATCGCTGGGAATTGCTTCAATGGCAAGACTGCGAAGGATTTCATTGACTGGATGGATATTGCTATAAGATGGATTTGCCATTTATTAGACTCCTAAAGATACATTGACAAGGATTTCGATTTCTTCATTGGCACTTGCTGCGGTGTTTGCAACATTTGGCAAGAAACGGCCTGCGATAATTTGAGTGCTACCGGCTGAGCCGTCATAAGCATAAACTTTGCCAGCAAGACCAGGCATCACAAAAAAGTCAGTGCCGGCGGTGATTGTGCCACCAGCAACGACACGAGAAACACCGCTGATGCACACATTGATTGCATCACCACTTGCGCCAGTGAGTTGAGCAACGCCAACGGGGATATCAGTGGCAGCGGTGCAAGGTGTAACTTTGCCAGCGCTATCGAGTTTGACAAGAGTCAAGGCAGTGACGGATGCAGATGCAATGAATGTTTTATAGATAGCATGATTATTAAGACTCATGATTTTATCCTTTGAAATGCTTGATGTAAGCGTCTGGTTGTTCGGTTCTCATCACATTTAAAGCCTCTGAAAATGTGATCCCTTTGGCCTTCTTGATTTCATTTACTTGATCAATAAAGCTGATTTCTTGCGCAGTGCTGGCGTGTCCTTTTTCAGAAAGATTGACGGCTTGATTTGCCTTTCTTTCGCTGAAGGATTGCCAGATAGCGGGGAATTTATCTTTGATATCATAGGCTGATTCAACTGCTGAAATCTCACTAGGTGCGATCTTGCCAGTGTTGAGAAGACCGTCAACAACAAGCTTTCTTTCTGCTTGATGTTTTTGAGCGGTCAAAGCCTTCACTTGCTCAGATAAGGAAGTAACTTGAGCATTCAATTCGTTCATCAGCTTAGCGCTTGCCATCTCAGACAAAGCGGCGGCTTCTGACATCTTCTTCTCATCTTCCATCATCTTTTTCTTGTCTAGGTTTTCACCTTCAAGCTCGATCTCCACCTTTTGACCGTCTGCCATACTGGCATCATCTTCTGGCGCTGAAAGCTGATCATTTTCAGATTTTAAGCCTTCAATTTGAGCTTCTAACTGCTTGACGAGTTGATCTTTTTCTAGCACCAAAGTGGCCAGTTGATCAACTGTCATAGCTTTTAATTCGTCTGGATTCATTATGTTCTCCATGAGTAAAACACGACTGATTTTATTTTTAGATTGTGCTGGTCTAGCGGTCAAAGTCACAGCTTGAAGTTGAGCAAAACCAATCGGCTTCGGATCGCCTTCTCTTGCAAAGACTTCACCAACTAAGAATTCTGGTGATGGATATAAAACGCCTTCACTGGCCTTCACTAGATCAAGACCAGCTTGAGTATATAGTGGCTTTACAAAAAGTGCATCTTCTTTGATATACACATCTGCAATCTCACCATACGCCATGGATTGAGCTGGCGCCGTTGGTCCGTTATTCATAAAGGGAGATGATTGATGATTCCAGTCAATGATGACCGGATCAGTCTCTTTTCTATCTTTAAAAACTCTTACCATCTCTTGCAAGATATCAATTGAAATTTCTTGAATAGTCTCGCCGTTGATCCGGCTGTTGACCTTACCCAAAGAAAGCACTTTAATGTCTTGTCCTGGATATAAAGCAACTTCCCCCAACCGGATTCTTTCTCTAAATGTCTTAAAGTCAGTACGATTGGCGGCCTGCATGGAAGTCTCTGACAATGCTTTCTCTTTCGCATCGGCTCTCTCCATTTGTGCTAAAATCTTCTTTGACCAAGTGAAACCTGCATCACCTCCCCAACCATCCCAAGCCTGCCTTCCCTTGCCATACTCTTCCCAAGTGGAGCCTTGTTTGTCGACTTCGTGTCTTGTAAAATAGGCCACCATTCTTTTAATGGTCTCTGGTGATAGGCTGACTCCATTTGATAAATCTCTTGCTCGAGCAATACCCACCGCCGTCATGCCACGCTTTGAAGGTGGTTGCTCAGCCCGTTTCTTTAGTGCCCTGATCGCTGCGTCTCTTACCCCTTGAGGTGGAGTAAAATCAATTCCCTCATATTTTTTAGGAGCATTGAGATAAGCGCCAAAGCGTCTATTCATCAATCTTTGTTTTGCCAAAGAGATTTGTTTTTCATTCATCTGATAGCTCGCAATCTTTCAGCCATCGCCAAGGCTGGATTTTGTGCAACTGCTCGATCTTGTGCGGTTCTAGTGGCCTCCATTGGCAACTGACCGGCGCCGATCTTTTGTCTGATAGCACGCTCAAGATCATCATCTGGCGTCAGTAGTTGAGCTTGTACTAAAGAAGGCAATGAGATCAAAGCGTCTGCAAGTGCATCAGCATCTAGGCCGGTATGCACTAAGCGGGGGAGTTTTGTTGTCTCGATGTTTCCATAATTCCAACGAATAAGACGGCCAATTGTGCCGCCTCCCCGTCTATCTTGTCCACTGATTGCACTGGCCACCAGGTCAAGAAAATTGATACACGCTCTTCTAAAAACGGATAGATGCACTTCACCGACTGATCTTGATCCGGTGTCGGATATTCCCAAATTCATAAATTGAGCCATGAAGGCTTGAGAGATTTGATTGTCGCACTCTTGAATGACTTGTAAAGCGCCGCCAGCATCAAAGCCGGCTGATCCTCCATAGGTGTCAAAAGAAACGATATTGTTTTCAACTAGATAGCTTTGCTCCTGCACAACATAAGCCTGCGCTTGTTGCTGAGCCTCATTGATCATTGCCTCAACATCACCGCTTGAAATTCCCATCTGATCGATTGCTTGACGATTGACTTTGACAATTGGAGTAGGCACGGCCCACTTCTCCAAACCGATGGCCATGAGAGTGGCAGATCTTTGTTTTTCTTTCCACCACCACCAGCATGGCCTTAATAAGCCAATCCCTTCAAAGTTTGATCCGGTTCTATTGAGAGTCAAAAGTAAAAGTTTCGACGCTGGAATAGGTTCGGGATTTACCCCGCCGACCATAATTTGAATAACACCATCTAAATTCTGCTTGTCAGCCGATAACCATTGTTGATGAGATGAAGGCTCACGGTCAGCATACCTTTTGAGAAAGACCTTCTCTTTTCCTAGTGAGTCTTTAGCAACACAATAAATTTCTTCTGCATATCTCCAGCCATGAGGAATGAATTCCAGAAGATAATTCAATTGATCTTCAAAAGACAATTCCATCATCCCAGGGTACCCCTTAAATCCGAATGCTTCATTGGCAAATCTGGCAAGCTCCTCACTGGTTTGATCGCCGTCTCTGCCAGCCTTAAATTCCCACTTTGCAGATAACAAAGTTTGTTTGACCAAGCTCCAAGACCGTCTGATGATTGGATCAGTGGCCAGCATATCCTCCGCTTCTCTGGTCCATGATCTACCAGATAGCGCCGGATTTTGTTCCTTGCCAGTGATATACCCGCCTTGAATAGATGTTCCACTGATCCCATAAGATTGAAAATGTGGTCTTTCTTGAGATAGATACGGCATCTCTTGAGTTGATCTTGTCATGGTCATATATGGGAATGAAGTCATTTGTTCACCTTAATCAATTAACTTATATCTTATTGCACAAAATATGATTATATCAAATAAAATTTAAAACTAGGTGCAGAAAGCAAGAAAAACTGCACCTAGAAACATAAAGCAACCGAATTGATAAACACACTCAAGGTGAAAATATGTGCAAGATAGATGATGAATTTTTTATCACTACTTCCGGCAAGATCTTTTTCAAAGGTCAAGTATATGAATTGGAAGATTGCGAGTTTCTGGAAGGCTCAAAAGTGGTTATCCACTACTCAGAAAAAAGAATTGAAAAGCTACTTAAAAAAGACGGTAAAATAAAGATGGTACCAGACCAATTCATTTATCAGAAAGAAGAAGATATGTTTTTATATCCGATAGAAGATCAAATGCTCATCGCTCAAGCTGATGCACCTTCACCAGCTCAAACGCAATCACTCATTGAGCTACCGCCAGAAATTGATCAGTTTCAGCAGCTCATGAAGATCACTAAAGACAATACCCCACTTGCTTTAATCATCTTAATTGTTTTGATGTTTCAGAAGATGCAAAAGAAAGAGAGAGAGGATAAGGATCATGCTTTGGTGTGTGACTTTGAGAGACAAGAGATTGAAAAGAAGATCAATATTTTAGAAAGCAAGATCGATGCACAAGCCAAAGATCAAACTAGAATTTTGATCGGTGATAACGAATTGGCCGATCGACTGGATAGAGTGGAAGATAAGATTAAAAAGATCAATCTATCTCTTTAAGTCACCATATCATTTCAAGCCTTTTCATCCTATATCTCAGAGTGTGAACACTCATCTTTAATTCCCTTGCGATGCCAGTCAATCCCTTTACTGGAAGATCAATCAAGGCCTGCTTGATTTGTGAATCAGGCACTTTATAAGCTCGTTCTTTTGCACCTGCATCAATGCCAAACTTAAAGGCCAGTCTGATGCAAGTCTGCCGGCTGACTCCCAACTCTTGCGCCATAGTATCCCAGCTTTTTTCAGCACAATAGATGCTCATGAATTTGTCTTTGGAGCATTCAACCGCCGTTCTAGGTTTGTACTTTACACTTGATTTGCTGGTCTCTGGAAGTGTTGATGGGTATTTATTCGCACGATAGCCATGATAAACCTCCCCCCGCTCGATCATTTCTTCGATCATCAAAATTCTTTCATCTGAAGTCATATCTTTTCTCATGGTCTTATCTTCAATTTTCTTGCTCTGGCTAGCAATGAGCTGGAATGAATATTTAACTTTTTTGCGATGGTGATCAGCTTGTCACCAGCATGGTCTTTGAATGCTTGAATGATTTGCTCATCAGTCACCTTTATCCAAACGGATGGCCGTCTATAATCCAGGTATTCATGACTCAGCTTGAGACAAAAAGACTCACTGATCTTGAGTTTTTCGGCTATCACTCGCCAAGGCAATTCGGGGGAATAAGCGCTCATAAACATCTCTTTGGTGCATGAGGTTCGTCTCTTGTGTTGCTTAGCACAAGCAACTCTTATCTCATTTTTGTATCCATGATAAACTTCCCCGCGCTCAATCATCTCCTCGATCATCAAAACTCTCTCATCATCGGTCATTTCTTTGTGCATCATCTTTCTCCTTTCTGCACATTTTCAATTCATTTATATGCAGAAAGCATGTGCAACAGCGGTTCATGATTTGCCAGTCTCTCAAGACTCTTCTTGTGATAAGTCTCATCTCTTTCAATGCAGATAAACCGGCGGTTTGTATTTATGCAGGCAACGGCGGTGGTGCCACTGCCTGAGCAGTTATCTAAGACTAATTCGTTTTCATTGGTGTAGGTTTTGATTAGGTATTCAAACAAGGCTACTGGCTTTTGTGTTGGATGGATGCTTGATTCATTTGGGACGCTCAAAACATCAATAGGATAATACAAGCCTTTATTTATGGTTGGCCTTCTCTTTAAAGTCAAGTCACCGCTCACGCTTCCCCCTCCCATTGTACTTTTCTCATGACTTTGAAAATAGGGATCTCCCTTTGTCATCTGCGGATTGTAACAAGGTTGAGACTTATAAAAAATCAATATGTCTTCGTGATTTCCCAACGGCTTTCTATTGGCATCAAGAAATCTTGTTTTGCGACTCTTTAGCCATATCCATTTATATCTAAAAAGGGATGGATTGCTTGACCAAAGTTTGAAAGTAAATACTGAGTTGGCCGTCAAAACGATAGCGCCGTTATCCTTGATAATTCTCTCATACTCTTGCCAAAGTCTAGTCATATCAATAATAGAATCCCATTCGCAGGCAGTTGTACCATAAGGCAAATCACACAAGATCATATCAACTGATTTACTGGGGATGGATGGCATCAGATCAAGGCAGTCTCCCAAGTGTATCGTGTTTTCTTTTAGCATTAGTGACTCCTCATCATCTTTATATGTGAGCTGACTTGATGCAGCTTACTTTTGACCGTGGGGGATGCTGGAGGAATTGGCTTATCTGGCTGAATTTCGCTATCTCTCCAGCGCCAATTTATGACATCGTATCTTAGAGCGTCTAGAGGATCCTCCTTCCCGTCTTTCTTTGGCGTCTCTTTACCATCCCAAGCATAAGACAAGATTGCTTTTCTGAATGAATTGCCTTGAGCAGATCCACCTCTATCCCAAACCTCTTTGGCGCATAAAATCTTGCGTTGATGGATCAAGCGCTTGACTCTTTGAATACCGTTTAAGATGTCCGTTCGTATTGGATCAGTGCACCATCTAAAAGGCAGATCGATGCCACCTTGATCGATAGGTTTAGACAGCTCATGAAATGCAGATTGAGCGGTTCGATCTGATCTAGCTGATCCAGCCTTATCACCTGATGCACCATCTAGCAAGATTTTGCCTTGATGAAGTTTTGCCAAATGTCTCGGCGCTGCAATCTTTAAGATCTCTTTTGCTAGACCGCTCAAAGTGATTTCTTGAGGATTGATTTCAGCACATATCACATCAGCCTCTAAGATTGGATCATGAGCTAAGATCAAAACTGAAGGCTTTCTAAAGCCGAAGTCAACAACAAGTCTCGATGACATAGATGGATGATATTGCCAATCATCGATGATGTGGCTGGCTGTCCATTCTGAATAGATCACACCTTGAGGTGGCTTTGGCTGATTTTCCACCATTGCCAGCCGTTCGGCCTCCGGTAGGTTCTTGACCGCTTCAAACCATGCTTCAGATAGATTGTTTTTGTTGACATGGCTTGAATAGAAGATTGGTGAGCATCCGGCTTTCTCCGCAAAGTCTACCCACCACGCCCCCCAAACTGGCAGGCCAACCATAACGAGCTTCGGAGATGGACCAGATCGAAGACGGCCTAAAGTCTTTTGAGCCACTTCTTCGGATAGAGTCTGACATTCATCAATCAACGCCAATCCGCTTGTGATGTTAAGGCCTTCAAGTGGATTATGTGTTGCGTCTCTTGTACCTGGTCTGAAATACGATCTGCACCAAACGACATGGCCATTTGGAGCCGTCCACTTGCCTTCTTGCTGGTGGTATATCCAGCCATAAGGCACAAGCCACTTTTCAATTTCTGGACCTAAGACCGATCGATAGCGCGGCGCCGTGTCGGTGATCAGAAGAGATGACTTGTTTGGATGGATGCTTGACCAGGTCCATAGAGCGAATACTAAAGCAGATGTCTTACCACTACCCCAGCCGGCTCTAACGGCAATGAATGGATCATTTGAATAAATCAATTTGTCGATCAGATCGATCTGCAAAGGATTAAGTTTAAGCTCAATATCAGTCTTCTTCATCTTCGGTTTCTTCTGGCAATTCGTGCGTTACTTGTATGACTTGAGCATGCTTCTCTTTTTGCACCTGCTGGATCACATTGATGATCACCTTTGAGTCATCCGATTTTGTATTCATATCAATCGTTGATTTCTCCCCAAACTCAGAGGGGAATTTGCGAGCAAGCAGCCATTGGCTTGCACGAACATCACTTTCAGAATGTCTTTGGATATTCTGAAGATGCTTGATCTTCAATGAGATTTCAGCTCGTTTGATGTCTGCCACCAAATCCGGATCAGATTTCATCCATCCATTCCAAGTGCTATAAGCAATTCCAACAAGAGATAAAGCATCAGTTTGGGATAAGCCTTGAGAGATAAAATCAAGTACTTGCTCAGTTGAGATCAGCCTCTTTCTCTTTGCGATTTCAGCCTTATCTTCTTCTGGCTTTTTCGTTAGTGCAGTGCTATTTTTGCCGGCTTTAGAATCAACCGTATCATTTTTAGCGATTGCTTTAGTCTTTGCCATGATCCAGCTCCCGAATGATTTTAGTAGTGATTTTCTCAATAGCATCATCATCATCGATAGACAAGACTTGATCAAGATCAGACTTATTGAGACCGTCAAGCATCAGCTTTTCAGCCAGCTTTGAAACTTTGATAGAGTGCCTATCACTGAAAGCATCTAGAAGGCTGATCAATTTTGTTGACACATACAGATTGAGGATTGATTTTCTATCTTTGATTTTCATAGAAAGATAATCTCACTGGCAACAAGTTTGACATAAGTCTTTCCCTCATGTTGGTTGATCTGGATCTTGCCGATAACGGTGACCTTATCCCCCTTCTTAAGTTGAGTTGAGACGAGATTGGCAAGTTGTCCCCAGACTTCACAATTAAACCAAGTGACTTGATCTTGATCTTTGTATCGTTCGGAATAGGCAACGGAGAAAGTAGCAAGATCTTTTTCACCGATTTTCTTGATTTGTGGATCACTGCCAGCGCGGCCAATTAAGTGCATTCTATTGAGCATTTTTTAAGACTCTCTTTGTGCGATGGAGATTATCCACTGCTGAAATGTAAAGTGTTTTGTAAAATTTATTTGCCAGCTTGATCAATTCCTTTTCTGGATCTTGAGCGGCTAAAACTTGTTTGCAATAACTGCGATTGCGAACGACCTTTAAAGAGATGGTCACCATTTTTTCAACAAGATATCTCATTGAGATGGTTTTATTGTCTAGCATCAGATCAAAATATTCGTTTGTATATTCATAGTCATCAATGCATACATCAAGGATAATATTTGATGTTGTTGAGCCGATAGCAAAGCCAGCATCAGTACTTTTGTAAGTGAAAGCGCCGGAGTTCTTGACTAGACAAATTGTCTTGAAAAAATTGTGAAGGCAAACGGAATCACCTTTAAAGGCATCCATTGACACATGCAATTTATAAACTGAAAACTCTCTCATTTTTTGGCCTTTAGTTGATCATAGATTTCTTTGATTTGCTTGACGCTTTCATATGATTTCTGGCCGGATAGATCCTTAATTCTATTCTCAATCTCTTGATCAAAAATGAATTGTCTTTCAAGATCTTCACCATGTTTTTTGATCATATCTGAAAAGATGTCACTGATGCAGATCTTTAAAGCGGCCGCGATATCTGGCGCCTCGATCTTAAACATCGCGTCTACAACTCCCTCAAGGCTGATGAGACGGTTGATTAAAGAAGTATTCAACATAATTTTCTCCTGTTGTGTGTGTTATATAAACACATGAAACGCAATTATTATATAATAATATATAATATTTTTTTAAGGAGTATCATGAAAATAGAAGTGAACGATGGATTTGTTGAATTGATTGACCACATGGGGGATGACCTGGCAATCGTGAATGCCGCTCGCGTCTCTTATGCTGGAGAAAGTAAAGAATGGACCGGCAAAGATGAGAAACTTTTAAGATACCTTTGGGATCATAATCACTCATCCCCCTTTAGACATGGCAATCTCAAATTCAGAATTAAAGCGCCAATCTTTGTACTGAGGCAATGGATGAAACATCAAATCGGCTGTGCGTGGAATGAGCAAAGTGCAAGATATACCGAGATCAAAGAGAGCTTCTTTTATCCGGAGCACTTCAGACTACAAGACACTAAAAACAAACAATCTTCATTTGGCTACCTAGATGATGCTGCTGATATGGATGCACTGGCTTTGCTGAGTGAGACCTATACAATCGCTTATTGCAACTATCAAAAATTGCTTGAGTTGGGAGTATGTAGGGAGCAGGCTAGAATCGTTCTCCCAGTTGGTACTTATAGCGAATGTATCTGGTCTGCTAGTACTCAGGCGGTGATGCACTTTCTAAAATTAAGAATGGATCATCATTCACAATTTGAAATGCAGGAATTTGCAAAAGCTGTATATACTATTGCATCAACGATTTTCCCCAAGACGATGGAGCTGATCAATGCAGTGCCTAAGATGCCAGAATGAAATTAAATCAAACCTAGCCGGATCCAGTATTGAATACCACTACTGCAAAAAGTGCCGCGCTATCCTCGATCAAGATGCAATTGTACTTTCTTTTGATGATGTGAATTATTCCTATGAGTGGGATGATATCACCAAGAGCGAGGATGAAGATGAGTAGCTATTTTGAAATCTGCTGGCATGTCATGGGATTGATCTTTAATCCTAGCCAGTCTCTTCAGAGCGCCAGATGGGAGAAGATGATATCTGCATCAATCCCCGCTAGGATGAAACAGTGTGAAATGGTAGCCAAGGCCGCCGATAAGTTTGAGATTGATCCATATTTGATGATTGCTCTAGCCTATCATGAAAGCCGTTTTGAGACTGGCTTGACTTCCTCAGCCGGCGCAAAAGGTGTGATGCAGGTCAAGCGTCAGTTTGTTGATTGTGCTGGATGCAGTGAAATTGAGTATGGTATCAAGGCCTATCAGATTTGGCTTGCTAAAAGTGAAGGGGATACTTGTCTTGCTTTAGGAAGATATACAGTAGGCAATAAAGGCCAGTGCGGGAAGAGGTCAAAGGCAATTATCAAACTTGCGTCTGATTTGGCTTGTCTTGCATCAAAGGATAATGATTGTCATGACTGCTAAAGATAAAGCATTTTTAGATATGGCGGGGATCATGTCTAGTCTCTCTCCATGTAGTAGAGCCAAAGTAGGTGCGATTATCGTTCGGGGAGATGTGCCAGTAGTGTCATCGTTCAATGGAATTGCTAGAAAGCAGGCCGGCCTTTGTGGCGGTGATTGTTGCCTTAGAGATGCAAATAAAATACCAAGTGGCTCAGATACGCAAATTGGTTGTCATCATGCTGAATTTAATGCAATTGCCAACGCTTCCAGATGTGGGATCGCTACTGAGGGATGCTCGATTTATGTGACTGCTCCACCTTGTTTGATGTGTGCAAAACTTATTCATCATGCTGGTATCAAGTCAGTGGTCTATGAAAATAAAAGTGATAGATGGATCTCAACCGGCGAGGAATATTTATCAGCCAATGGTATTGATACCTTTAAAATTTAAATCAATAAAGCTACCTAAAAACTGCTTATTAAAAAGCATTCTGAGCTCATTTTCATCTTGTGTATAAAGATCAGATTTAAATTTAAGATATTCTTTCATGTCTTTGAATATGATCTTTTTTAACGCATCTTTTCTCATGATCAAAGTTTGCAAACTCCAAAACCGAGAGACTTCATATCCTTCTTCTTTATAAAGATTGGGAAATGGATCTTTGAAATTTGTTTTAAAAAGAGAGTCAAAACATTTTTCACTAGGCCAGATTTTATCTATAACATCATCACAATAGCCTTCATTTTGAATAATAGCTGAATAAAATAGATATTTAGCGATCAAATGATAATTTTGTTCATCCAAAAGATGGCATTGAGAAACGCTTTCAAGTTTTGATGCAAGTTTTTGAATTACACTTGAAGGCCAAATATCAATCAAAAAATTTGAAGGCCTTTTTACAATCCCATCACAAATGTCTTTTACCATCTGTTTGAATTCATCAAAGTTTAAATAAAAATTACCTGCAACATAAGGCAAGTTATTTGGATATGATTCTATATCTACTCCGAATTCTCTTCGAGGTTGAGCTTTATCTTCACTGGGATCTTCATTTGCCTTACTCAAAGAGATGAAATAATTATTGTTTCGATCCCATTCAGTAGGCTTATAATAATTCAAGCGATCAATATATAAAGCATTATTATAGCTTCTATCTTCCCAAAGCCAACGATTATCGCAATTCTTAGCATAGAATTTAAACCTAAATAAAGATCTACCATCTTCCATTATTTTACAGTGGCGTGGGGATGGCATTGTGTAACTGGCAATCAATTCTTCCGCTTCATTATAGAATAAAACTTCCAATTCGTTATCAAGCCAGTCATTTATACTAATTCTTGCGCCTGGTTGCTTCTGGTGCAATGAATGAGATCGCCATCTATCTTCAGGAATATTATTTTTAAGAAAATTTGATACTTCGCAAAAAAAATTTCTAGCTTCTTTACTTCCTTGATTTTCTGCTGTTTTAAAAAAAGTAGCAGCCTTTTTATAATCAAAATCTACGCTCATCGTTATCTCCTTGTATGAGGTAACGATAAAACACATGAGAGCAATAATTTCTTTCATTTAAGATAGATGCCGGCTCGGTTTTAGTTTAGCGTATTTTGTGATTTCCATTTAACCAAATGAGCCGGCGATTTAAAGTTGCCAGCTCTAAAGGTACTACGCACTAAGAGGTTTTTCACTAAAAAAGGTTCGCTTAGGATGAGCTGGCGATGATTAAACAAATTGCATTTAAAATTTATTTCAAACTCTGATATTTCTGATTGCTTATGATTTGCCATCCCTCTTCTAACATGCTGATAAGCCAATTTAGTCTCCAATCGCCATCTGAAAATTTAAGTCTATACACCTTAAAAATGCTGTTCTCATTGTAAAGATGGATATATGCATTGGCTGGTAAATATCCATTTTTCAAAAAAGATAAGACATCTTCATTGTTAACTAAAATTATCTCATCTTTCTTTTTAAGTCGTGTTTGCTTTTCCCTTTTTTCTTTCTCTTCAATATCAACTCCGCCTCTTCCTCCAGTGCGTATATTATACATACATTGGAGATGAAAGAATTGTTTTAGTGTTTCTTCATCTGCTAAACGATTTTCAAGATCAAAACCTTCTTCGGAAGATTTACAGAATTTGATAACAAATTTTAAGAAATTAGATTTGCCTTCTGATTCAATTGCCTTCTGAATTTTTAATCCGCTTCCGTAATAGGTTTTTAAATAAAAATTTAATCGTGCCTCAACTGTATGACCTTTATTTTTTCTCTGTGTCTTTGGATTGACTCCGCCGGCTGTTATCTTCCCAATATAGAAAAATCCATTGGCCTTATTGACAGTGAGATAAACATAATGATATTTGCCATCATCTCCCAAGACTGGAGTGATATTATCATCAAGATTGTTGATGATGCTTTCAACAAAGATTTGAGCTTCATCATGGATAAAATTGATATCGCCTGATGAGTAGGTTGGATTGATTTTCATGTGTTGCCTTAATTGATTTCAATAAATTTGATGCTTAGAATTTATCTAGGCAGAAATATCTTGCTTTGCTAGGTGGCAAGATAAACCAAAGAAAGGTGATTTCAGTTTGTTCTTCCAGCTTCATACAAAGAGGGTATGAAGGCTGCTTTCTCCCGCTTAGTATGTCAGATAAATATTGCGAAGAAATTCCAACTTTACTGGCAAGTTTTCCAAGTTTCCATCCTTTTTCTCTTAGCGTCTTAGATCTAAGAGTTGAAAGATATTTAGCTTCATCAACGATTTTAGTTGCCTTTATTTCATATAGATCTTCATTGATTGTCTGGTTGAAAGTGATATCTTTCATTTTAAAATCCTTGTTTTGTGTTTGAGCATTTTCAATCACTAAAACACATATCAATCAAATATTCTTCTAGAATGTTAATTTTTACTTGATTTGAATATTTATGAAGTTGTCTTGAATTGCCTTAGAGCACTGGCTGATATGAGAAGTTGAGCAGATGATGAAATTCATTGTTGGTCTATTGAGGATGATCTGGTCAATGTCATTGTGTACATGCATCAGCATTTTATTTGTTGCATTTGAGTGGTTGTAAATGATCATGTATTCAACATTGTCAGTCAACAGCTGAGCAGTTGGAAAGCCACCAGGATTTTCTCTTCCATACTTTTCATACATGTTTTTTCTTGTTTCAATCAGAAATTCAAATCCGCCATAGAAGATGGATGAGCATCCAAATTGGCGATCATTTCCGTTCTCCATCTGAAAGAGTGCATGCTTAAAAATGCCTGCTGCTAAATGCTCACCTTTGGCGCGTTCTCCATAGATGAATAGCCTTTGACCTGTTGGGATGGTGATTGATGTTTCTATGGCGTTCTTTTCATCATCTGAGAGCAATCCGCCAAAGTTTTGCAAAGTCATGTCCATTTGTCTTTTAAGCAAGAGAGTTTTTTGACCATTTAAGGCCTTTATGATTTTGCATTGCCTGGAGACTTCTCTATCAAAATCTTTGGCCTTGAAATTGTGATTGCAATAGCCAGCCTCTTGATTGATTTTATATCCAGCTGGAGGATCTGGCCAAGATGAAACAATTTTGATTTGAGTCATATCATCCACCTTGATCATTTCTTCTTTGAAAAGATGCTTCATGTCATTCCATCTAGGTAAATCCAAATCAGCAAATCCAGATGAAGAAGGCTTGTCGGTTGGTGGATGCTCCTTAATCCTGTTCTTAATAGAAGTATCTTCCTCTCTTAATAATGTGGTGTCACTGGTGGCAAGATTTCTGCCACTGGTGGCAAGTTTTCTGCCATTGGTGGCACTAGGTGGTGCTATTGGTGACACCAGGGTAGTGCCATTGGTGGCACTAGGTGGTGCTATTGGTGACACCAGGGGGGGGAGGCTTAAATTATTTGAATTTAGGATGCTATTTAAGATTGCTTGAGCTTCTAGCCTGATCTTTAAATCTTTGTCTTCTGGAGGCAATGCACTGAGATTGATATCTTTAAAGTCTCCCCAAGATCGCCAGTATCTGACAATCATTTTAGAGGTAAAACACCAAGTATTTGCCTTCTTTTCTTTTTCATGTGCGTTTGCTTCTTTTACTAGAAAGCCATGATCACAAAGTGCAGTCAATCCCCTCATTGCCGGTCTTTCAGCAATTCCCAAGATGTTTGCAATTTCCATATACCTTTGAGTGATTGCCAGCTGACTACACATAGGCATGACATCATAAAGCTCTAAAAGTAACATGACAATTCTTTGACCATTTGGGATTGTTGCCATGGTTTTGCATCTGCTGATATTGCAGGCCACTCCCCAGCTAGTGATCTGTTTTGAAAAAAGTTTGCTCAATTTCTCTCCTTTTGTCTTGAGTCATCACACTATAAACAAAACATTTTAAATAAGTAAATCTTTTTGTTGATTTTTTTAAATGAAAGTGTTTAATTGATTTAGATTGTCAATCAAGGAGATAACACATGACAACAAAATCACAAATCAAGATCAATAAGATCAGAATGTATTCCGGCCTTACCGTCAAAGAAATCGCTCAAAGAATGGATCTCACTGTCCAGCAGGTTTACAAATATTTGGATGATGAAAAGAGTTGTAAGCTGGCCACTGCTGAGAAACTTGAGCGTGCAACAAATGGAATTAGCCATCAATTTTTTATGTATCCAGTACCAACTGCATTGCAATTCTTGCCTAAGAGATAGGAATAAAACATATGTTGACCGATTATGAGATTGCTCATTGGGGAGCATGGAAAGAATGGGAGTCTTACGCCAGCCAGTTAAGGATGGCTGATCCAGCTAGGTTCAACAATGAATATGCTGTTTGGTGCAAAAAAAATGATGAGATTGAGAAGAATAATCCCACCTCATACAATGAATTTATGGAAAGATTTCCAGGTGCCAGCATTAGGCCAAATCATCAAGAAGATAAGCACCAGCAGGCAGAAAGAGAAAAGTATGTTGCAGTGATCACCAAGGCCGAAGATCAATTTAAATACACACTTAGAAAGATCTGCAACTCCTATGGTTTCTTCACAAAAGAAGATTTATACATTCCATTCATCCGAGCTGCTAAGCTGATTAAAACGATGTGGATGATTTCTTCAGAAACAAGCATTGATGAAAGTCTGCCGGAATTTGTATCTGGTGATAATGGATTGCTCTATAATCTTGACCGAGTCAGCTTCTCAAAAGTCAAAGATCATCCATGTAAAGCGGCGGTTTTTAGGTTGATCAAGAATGAAGATATCTTTTTTAATGACACATTCATTGCGATTTATAGAGCATCTAAGACACTGAATGATGCTGGCAAGATGATCGATCTTTGCAATGTGCATGATCAGTATAGACGCCAATTTCAAGACTTTAAGAACGAATTGCCAGAGATGTCTGATCCTGATTATATCGGTACTATTCTGACAACAATTGAGTCAGAATATCAAACTCTTGTCACTCCCTGGCATGTTGAGCAGTGCATCATGGAGCATCTGCATTGGTATGTGACCGCCAAGACTTCATTCTATGATGATCTAAAATCAACACTTCTTAGGCAGGGAGTCAGCAAAGAGTGGATTGATCAAAGATATCAAGCTAAAATTCAGGAATTAAAGGCCTGCATTCCCGTTAAGCTGGAAAGTTTTTCTGATCAAGTGGAGAGCGCTATTTTTTCTTTGGAGACCAAATCGGATGCACTTAGCACCGATCTGACTGATCTCGATTATATGCTCAAGCTAAGAAGGGGATGTCTTTATTATATCGGCGGCCGGCCTGGTATGGGAAAGACGGCGCTCTCTCTTCATCTTCTCCAGTTGTCCCAGCTTAGAGAGAATAAGAAAAAGACTTTGTTTTTTAGCTTAGAGATGAGCAAAGAGCAGCTTATTCATCGGCTTGTTTGCTCAGTTGGTGAGATCAATGCCAGTGCGATCAAAGACAAAAGACTAAGCGAATTTGATCATGATCTAAGATTGGCCTATCAGAAGGCATCAAATGAGATCAAATCGCTCAACATTCATCTGGTTGATACTGGTATTGAGACCATTGCATCAGTGCAAACCATTTGCGAGCAAGTAAAGGATAAGGATGGAGAAGTTGGCTTGATCATCATTGATTATCTCCAGCTTCTAAAAGGCACAAGCAAGAATAGAAATCAGATGAGGGAGCAGGAAGTGAGCGAGATCAGCCGAGCATTAAAACTTCTTGCCAAGGCCTGCGATTGTCCAGTCATTTGCCTTACTCAATTAAATAGACAAGTTGAAGGCCGGCTTGATAAGAGACCTGGATTAAGTGATCTTCGTGAGTCTGGATCTCTTGAGCAAGATGCTGATGCAGTGCTGATGCTTTATCGTGCAGACTATTATGATAAAGATGCACCTTCTGATCTTGAAATCATTGTCTCTAAAAATAGGCATGGATCACTGGGGACCGCTGTCGTTGACTTCAATCGTGAGACTCAAAAAATATCAAATATCAATCGAAATTCTTACAAGTGGTAAGAGTATTTAAATTATTTTATTTAAAATTTTAAACTTTTTTATTGACACATTAAACAAAATAGTTTAAACATTATTTATCAACAAAGACAAGTAAGTCAATCTTGATCAATCAGATCAGAAAGTGAAACACAAAAATGTTTTTAAACCTCTCCCCAGTAGATCAAATCCTCAACGCAACCAGCAGCAAGTTTGATGCAGAATACAGCCAAGGCGATGCTCTAGTTATCCCAACAAATGGATTTTCTTCTTATGGCAGACCATTGTTCAGAGTCACCGAATGTGAAATCTTTATGCTCAGAGAAGACGGCAGTGTTTGGGATGAATACGATATGCCAGAAGACGGCGATGTTGTGTCCGAAATCGTTAAAATCATGTCAAGCATTGGCCTCTAAACCTAAAACAAAAAACACAAAGGATTAAAAAATGCAAAATCGTTCTCCAGAATGTGGATTGTTTCCAATCGTAGCAAGACCAGTGGCCAAGAAAAGCGCTCTAAGAGACTTCATTGAAACCGTTCTCGCTTATCTCTTCTTTGCATCAGTTGGCGCATTTGGCATCATCTGCACAATGTACTGGCTAGCAGCTTAAACACAAAAACCATAAGGCAACCAAATGAAACTCAACCTTACTCAACTTGATCAAACTGCAAAACTTATGCACCAGTTTGATGACTTCTTTGAAGACTGGGAAATCGATTGTGATGATGTCATTTTCACAATTGGCACTCACACAATCACAGTCAAGATCGCTTCTCTTTCCCTAGATCAATCTGCATCACCTGATCAGATCATCGCTGCAATCAACAATCAACTAAACCAACTCGCACAATAGGAAACTAAAATGGCTTCTCAAAAATTATTAGACTCTTTGTCAGATATCAATGCAATCGCTGACAGCATGGATCAACTCGTAAAGCTCGCTGGCTATCTCACTGGTGGCACCAACTGGAATGCTCAACAACTTGTAACTGCCTATCTTTCTTATGGCATGATGCATGGATGGAATATCGCACAAACAATGGAAAAAATGAATGTCATTAAAGGAAAGATCACTTATCAAGCCGCCACTATGTTTGGCATCGTGATTGCTTCTTCTAAGTGCAAATCCTGGAAGGTGTTGACCAATTCCGATGTTGAATGCTCTCTTGAATTCGTTCGTGCTGACAACAATCAAAAATATACAGTGCAATTCACCATTGAAATGGCGCAGCGCCAAGGCCTTACAAATAATAGACAATGGCAGACCATGCCAAAGCAAATGCTCATGGCCAGATGCAAATCCATGGCGGTCAGAGATGTCTTTGGCGATGTGATCAGTGGCTATGATGCAGTTGAGATTGCTGATAGCATGGACATGTCAGAAGATGAGCGCTTAGAGATCTTGAATAGTGAGCTTGATACTCAAATCACCAGTACAAGACAAACTGCACCAGCTAAGCAAAAGACTCCCGCCAAGACTCAGCCAATGCCAGTGCAACCAGTGCAACCAGTGCAACCAGTGCAACCAGCACAAGTACCACCAGCACAAAGCAAATCGCCACAACCTGAGCCTTTCCCAAGTGAGCAAAAATCCGCCATCACTCAACGAGCGTACGATGACACATCAAGGAGAAAAGAGTGGATAGATGACGATATGGATGAGGATGATGCCAGAGATTGGAAAGCATCATGGGGGATTAAATAAGGCAGACTCCGCCGGCGCAGGCTGGTTCAACTGCCGGATTTTCCTTGAAACCGCCGACATTGAGATTGACCTTTGACCAGTCAGCATTTAGCAATTTATTATATTTTTCAATCATTTGAGCATTATCATCATCAACCGTCTGATATGGTGCATTTTCATAAACATGATCGCCATAATCAGACAAAAGAGAGATCCCTTTAACGCTATCTCTAAGACGCCAAATCCTGGATGTGAGATCATCCCACTCATCAGCCTTGACAGTACATGTATTTGAAACATTGTGAGTCAATCCAAATTGATCCTTTTCCCTGAGTTGTGTTGTTGGTTTTACCCAGTACCTTTGAATAAATTCAACCTTCTCCAAAAATTCGGCCGCTGATAAGTCTTTTCTGACAATCGCACCGGCTGGCGCTTCACAAGCAAAAGACACAATACCAACCTGGGGATCTCTATCATCGCAAACTTCCGGCAGTTGGCTGATGATCTCTTGCCAAATCGGATTGATCTTATTTATCCTCATGGTGCGAATGTATTTTCTAGCATGATACGGATGGATGCCGGCTGAGCAACCGGCCACCGTTGAGCTATTGCCAGACGGCTTGATTGTTGTTGCTCTAAGCGCTGAATTTATACCGATCTTTTTTGCAATCAACTTATTTTCATCAATCACGATTTGAGCGCAAGACTTCAGCAGAAATTCATCAAATATCATTCCTGGTGCACTCATGATGCCAGTCATAGAGACGCCTAAAAGCGCATCTCTTTCAATGATCTTTTTAGTGGTCTCTCCGAGATAGCCGGCGTTTGTGTAGCTGGCTTGAAGAGTACCTAAGAAGGCAGCGGCGGCGCATACTTCTTTAAGTTGATCCGCATTGTCAATTTTAGAGACAACAATTTCATTCAGATTGCATACGGCCCAACCGCTTTCAGTGCTTCCATCTTCATTTTTATAGGTGGGGTAAAGACCTATTTCCCCGCACGGATTTGTCGCAAAATCTTTACTAGATGCAAAGAAAAATCCAGGCTCACCGTATTGTTTTGCATTGTCGATGATTGTTGTAAAGGTCTCTTTTTTCTCAAATCCGTCTAGTACAATTTGAGCGCTGATATTTGCATAAGCTCTTTGTGGATTATCCTTCCACCAATCGCCAGTTTTAGCGGTCATCATCTCATCATCATCTGGTGAAAAGAGTGCGATTGTCGCCGCTCGTCTTGAGCTTAAAAGTGCTGCATGGCTTATGTGCATGAAGATGTCAAAACACTGGATTGACTTGAGTCTTGCTTGACCTTGATTGACTGCATCATCAAGAATGGATCTGACTTTTTCAATCGCAGTTTCAAGCACTTTGGGACCTGGAGCAACGCCACCAATAGAGATGGAGGCCCCTTCTGGTCTGACTTGATCATAATGAAAATTTATGCAGTAGCCGGCTTCATCTTCATTGACTGGCAGATAACTTTTCATGAGTGAATTGATAGCTTCAGCCCATCCCTCGATTGAGTCTTCAACAACATGAATTTTCTTCAATCTTGAGTCTCTTTGATCTTTAGAAATGAGGTTTGGAAGTTTGCCAATATGATGTTTTTGCACTGAAAAACCGACACCGCATCCGCTCATGAGTAGCCAAAAACCTTCAGCGAAAAATCTTACTCTATCGATATATGATGCAGTGCAATTATACATACGCATATTGTTGCGCTTGATAGCAATTCCCGCAAATTGAGTGCTTCTTTGAGATGGAAACACTAGGCCAGGATATACGAATTTATGAAAAACTTGATCGATGCTCGATGATAGATAGGGGAATTTTTCTTGATGCATATTTTTGACTCTTCGCATTGCATCAATGTAAGTTTCTCTTTTTCCATCCGGTTTGATATGTGCGTATTGGGTAGCAAATGCAACTTTGCCAAGAAGTGAATTTTGTGACATGATCTTCTCCATGTAAAGGGGATGATCATTAAAACACAAATCTTACTTGTTTTTTAAAAAATCTAAATTTGTTTCTATTCTTTCAAGAATTACTGTGTGTTGATTTAAAGTCTTGTTGATCATATCAAGCTCTGCATCGGTCTTTTCTTGCTTGACCAGTAGCGCCATAGTTTGATGCTCTAAAAGTGCAATTCGCTTATCGTAAGATGAGAAGATCTTGAAAGCTGGCAGAAGTGCAGTTATCACCGCCGTTAAAGCGCTGATTGAAATCATATCACTATTCATGATCATCCCTCCCACCTGGCTTTAGAGCCTCTGATATCATAATGCACAAAACCAGATTTGATATACTTGCCAAGGCCTCCCTGCTTGACTAGGCCTTGAGCAATAAGCTTATCAATTCTATTGTAAATCTCTTCAGTTGGTACGCCAGAAATCTTGATATCTGCCGCTTTGGCCTCCAAGTGTTTTGACTTGTCAGCACCACCAACCGCCGTATTTCTAGCATGTGAACGATACCCGCTGATGATGACGATAGGCCTTTGAAAATGATCTCGAATGACTTGAAGATTTTTCAGCAATTCAATCGCATTGGCCACCAGCTCGGGGGGGATTGCATCTGAAAATTCAAGCTCAGATAATTTGAAGTTTTTTGTTACTTGCATTTTTATCTCCATGCTCTAATCAAGATATATGCTCTAAAGTTTGCGGTGCCTGCATCGATATTGGAGTTAAAAGTGATATTCGTTCCCGTTCCGGTTTTTTGAGCTCGCATCTTAAAAACAAAATCTGATGATGTTGCATCTATGTATGATAAGCAAGCCTCTTGCGCTCGGTTGGGAGTTGAGTCTGAATAAATCGCTGAAAATCCAGTTGATGAGAATTGAGTATCGCTTGTATTTGTGAGCCAATAAGCAAAATTCTCTGACGCGCTTGCATCAGAATCGCTTACTTTTGATCTGACTTCTAGGAAGTACTTCCAGCCGCCTTCAAGTGTGATTTGATTGGCAGTTGTTGAGATTGTAGGATAGCCAATCTCTGATGAAATCTGATTAATTGTTGCAGTATCAAATATCGTCACATCTGTGATGGTTGTCCCAATTGATTGAGTTGAATTTAATTGAATAGCGCTACAAGACATCATGATCTTTTTTTTAAATCCGAAGAAACTCATGACAACCTCCAAAATGCATTAATGTGTGTTTGCGATACTATGTTGGCAGCACCAATTTCATTGCTTGACGTCGTCAATTGCGCATTTGGCGTGTTTGCTCCAATATAACATTCATCGGTGATTGTTGATGTTGTTGAGACTAGGTTGCATCTTATTGTAGCGCCAGCCCAATCAAATCCAGCCCAATTCCTATACAAAACTAAGCCGCTGGAGCTTGTATTAACTACAGCATATTTTCTTGACTCAATAAAATATTTACCGCTAGAAGTTAGTGTCTCGGTTGTCTTTTCAGTAAAGTCTTGACTTAAAATTGCAGTAGCATTCTGATCAAGTTGAATCGCCTTGCATCCATTTTCTCGGCTGGGATGATAGCTCATAGCGGAAACCTCCAAATCTGAATACGGCTATTAACGCCGGTGGCCCCATTGCATGAAATGTAAAAACTCACACTAGAATCAGCAATGATTGAGCTTTGAATTTGATCCAAGCCTGATGCAAAAGCCGTTGAAATAATAGCGTATCCCGTTTCAGCAACATTATTTACAAAGTGAGTGACGGTACTGGGAAGGCTTAGTGCGGAAGTGGAGCTGATTATGTGGTATTCATAGCCGGCGGCTAAGGTAATAATAGCATTAGAGATTGACGGGGTAAATGTACCGTTCACAAAAACAGGGAATACTCCTCCTGAGCCCGGTGATGTAAAACTACATAACGCAACCTCTGGAGTGACCTCTTTGGTTAGATTATGAGCCATTATTCAATCCTCCATCCTGCACTTGTTGCAATCAAATTAACTGCTGAATTTTGTGCTGAAAGTACAAGAGTTAGAGCGCCGTCGATTGTTTCACTTGCGTTTGCGTCAATTGTAGCAGCGCCAGTACCAAGCAATTTAAATGTCAATTCTAAGCCGTCATTTGATGCCACTGCCGGAAGATTGATTGTCACTGCCGATGCTCCGTTACTGATATAATATCTTCTCTTAATAACTCCAGTATAATCAACACCTCCCAAATTCAATGGAAAAGATGACTCAGTGCTGTATGTTGGCCTTGATCCGCCGCCACCTCCGCCAGTGGCAGAGATTTGGCCGTTTGTGATGCTGATGCCAGTGCCAGCGGTATAATACGATTTAACCGATGAAACTGATGGAGACTGATCAGTTTGAGATCCTGCCATTGAATTCACAACCGCCGCCGCCTTTGCTAGTGTGTCGGTGTATTGTGTGATTGTTGTAGCGATTTGGCCGGTTGTGATTGTGATGCCAGTGCCAGCACTAAACGCATTTCTTGCAAGTGTATCTGAAAAATACTTGTTGGTTGTTCCTTCAGTTAAATTATCAGTTGTTTTTGTCGCAAGTCTTGTATCAAACGCACTATTAACTCTTGTACTTGTATAATAGAGATTAGTTGATCCTTCACTTAAATCATCGGTTGTTTTTGTGCCAAGCCTATTATCAAATCTCGTATTGGTATAATATAAATTGCTTGATCCTTCGGTTAAATTGTCAGTTGTCAATGTGACATTGCCAGAAACTGGAGAGACCGAATTGACCGAATTGACTGCGCCAGCATTGGCCAAAACATAAGATTTCATCGCCGCCACTGATGGAGCTTGATTTGTCTCAGTGCCTGATGTGCTATCAACAACGGAGGCCGTTCTTGCCAGTGTATCGCTAAAATATCTGTTTGTTGATCCCTCTGAAATATCATCAGTATCAAGTGAAACTGTACCGGTTTGACTATTAACTGACAAGACTGCGCCACTTACGCCAAAGGCTACCCACGCACTACCGTCATAAATCCAAGATGACGAGTTATCAGTTTGAATAGCAACATCCCCCTCTTGAGCGATCAACGCAAGTCTAGCAGCTTCATCAGCCACAACATGCACATCCGTTATTGCCAAAGGTGGAAGATGATTTGTAGGCACAAGACCATTTGCATCAAGCTCGCAAATCCCGTTGTTTGCACCTTTTTGAAGTGTGATCCTTGCATCTGCATCCGCATCAGTGTATTGAGTGATTGTTGATGAAATTTGACCACTAGAGAGAGAGATGCCAGTGCCAGCGGTATAATACGATTTAACCGATGAAACTGATGGAGCTTGATCAGTTTGATTGTCTGCCATGCTATTGACAACCGCCGCCGTTTTAGCTCGTGCAGTGGTGAAATAGATGTTAGTTGAGCCTTCAGTTAAATTATCGGTTGTTTTTGTGCCAAGCCTATTATCAAATCTCGTATTGGTATAATATAAATTGCTTGATCCTTCGGTCAAATCATCGCTTGAAGTTGGAATAGTTGGCTTGTTTCTGAGCTCGCTATATGATCCACTGAAAGAAGTAGAAAGACCATTATTGAGATCATAAACATAGTTATCAGAATTTTGATACTGCACAACTGCACCACTATTAAAGCCGGTGCGACCAACCAAAGCAACGTTACTTGCCAGATTAGTTTGCAGTGCATTTACCCCGCTGCATTCAGTCAAGATTGTCAACAATGGTGATCCGGCGCCAGATCTTGATGAGGTGATAAATTGATTTCCTAAAGCACATCTATCAAAATAAATTGTCGCCGTCACATTGGATGCAATAGAGATGCCACCAGCAAATGAGCATTGTTCAAAAGTGACAAAATTGGCCGTTGAATTGTTGATCGTAACGGTACTATCAAAGATAACATTTTTGAAATAGTGCCGGCCTTGAGTGCCATTGATCAAGAAAGCTCCCTCAATGTTGAGATTTTCAATCTTAATTCTTGTTGTACTTGCACCTGATATGGTTAAGCCTCGAGATAGCAACTCGCAACCATGCACGCCGGTTGGAGACTCTGGCGCTAAAATGTTGACATTTGCATGATCTGAGATTGTGACCGTTGAGCCGCCATAAGATCCAGCAGATACATAAATTGCACTTACTCCAGTTGATCCGGCAATATCGTCTAAGATCGCTTGAATATCGTTGACTCCATCATTTACATAATAAGAATTAGAATAAAGAGTCTTGTCTTGTACTGCATCTAAAGCAGTTTGATCAGCTTTAGCATCTAGATCGGTTTGCAGTGCAGCAGTGAAATATTGACGATCTGCATTTACGCCAGCATCGATATTGTCAGTAGTTAAAACAACAACGCCAGTCTCTCCATTCACTGAATCAACTGCACCGCCACCGCCGCCACTTACTGGAGGCTTAATAATAATTGCCATGATTAAACAACCTTTCTATTAAATGCACAAATCAACTTTAAATCATCACCGCTTGCGCCTTTTTTATAGGCGATAGTTGTGATTGCTCCGCCTTTTGTGCCTCCACATTGAAGATCAATAGCGCCACCAGCTAAAACAAAAATTTCATTGGTTGTGCTATCTGATGCAGTGGTGCGAGGTCTTAGCTTTAAAAAAGCCGTTGATGATCCTGGATTGTACACACTGACATCACAAAACGCTAAATCTGCATCAAGTGCTGATCCGGTTGTGCTATCAATGAAATCGCTAGAATTCAAATCGGTCCAGTCAGTGGATGCGTTGGCTGATGTACTTTTACAAGCGATAAATTCGCCGGTTTGGATCTGGTATTGGAGACGGTTCATTTTGCCTTCTTTATAATGATAGGTTGATCTTCAATGATAACAATTTTTTTAGTAGTCTTCTTATTGTCATTCTTTTGCTCTAAAATAGCAATTCTCTCTTCAAGCCTCTCGATAAGATCGGCAAGATATCGCATTGTCAATTGTGGTTTTTCACTCATAGATGAAACTCCTATCTATATAAGCTCTTTTTGTGTGATGAGCCGGTGCACTGGAAAAGGTTGCAGGCTGGATGACACCGCCAACACTAGCGCCATGATTTGATGTAAAAGTGATCTGATTGCCACTGATTGCGCTTATTGTTTTTGTCGATATCGTGTCATCAGATCCTGACATGCTATAGCTTATCACATCCCCAACTTGAAAATAATTTATATCAGCATCTGAATAAAATGCAGTCTCAATCTCTAAAGTGGTTGAATTGATGATTGTTTTCACTTTAGCAGACGCATTCCAAGATGGCGATGAATCCCCCAAGTGTACAAGCTTTAAATCTGCACCTTCCCCCATAAGGTCAATACTGATTTCTTGTATCATAGCCACTTTATTTGCCACTCCATAAGCGTCTGAATATCCCTTTAAAAATCGGCTTGTTATTCTTAGATATCCACCAACATCTAAAGTCAACGCCTTGCCAGTGCCGATGGATAGATGCCACATTCTGACGGCTTGACCATATAGCCTGAAGAGTCTTGCATAAGTTGGAAGAAAATTCTCTAGAAAGTCACTTGCATTTGTACCCCCTAGAATGTCGCTAGTGATGCCATATAAATTCAATTCCATTGATTTGGTCTCACCTGCTAGCCGGTTGATCGCGTCATAATTGTTGACAATTCTTGAGGTTGGATTTTCTTGATGCATGTCATAATTGAATTTGAATTGAGTGACGATATCTTCAAAGTTTGACCAGTATGGAGGCTTATTTACTAAGAAGTGATCATCTGACAAAGACAATTGATCTTCATCTGCCTCATGTCCTAGCAGCATCAAAGAGATTTTAGGATTATAGCTATCCCTATTCATCACGATACAAGCGCCAGCCGTCTTGAGCATAGGATCAAGTATCTCTCTCAAAGTGAGCTCATCAGCTGGCAAAGAAAACATCCAATCAGTGATGCCTGATGCGCTATTCAAGCTTAAAAATGACTCCTCATCAATCATGCTTGAATTCAAATTGCATCCCGTCAATTGTAGGTCATAACTTCCATTGATTGCACCACCTCCACCACTTTCAAGCAGTTGTAAAATGACTTCGCCGGCTGGTCTTCTGGTGATGATCATGCCTTTAGAAATCTCAACTGGTGACGCTTCTCCTAGAAAATCTCCGAATGGTGGAAGTCTTCTATTTTCATCCGCATTTCTATCTAGATAAACTAAGAATGCATTGCCTAAATCTTGTTCATGAGTGGCCAGTGCATTCATGACTTGATCGCCGATCTTGATCTGAATAGCGTACTGATTGCCATCTGCTTCAGTTGGTAGACCTAGAGAGTCTTGTATTAAGATATGATATTCATCTCTATCTCTCCAGCCTAAAGCAAATCCCTTAATATCATAAAATGCAGGCTGGCCTATTCCATAAGGGAATTCGGTGACAGTAAATTTCAAGCCTAAATCCGCTTGATAAGTCTTATCGTCTACCTTCTCTCGAATTGGTGCAAGTGAGCCTAAAAAGCTGATGCCAAACGATTGAGCTTGTGGATCTTCTGCAATGAAAGGCAATGGCACATCAAATGCATAAGTTTCATTGCTAGCTTGAATTAAGAGATCAGCATTATCAGAAAACACAAGATTTGCATTCGTTGCATCTTCTGCCAGTCTGAGCATATATCGGCCGCTTCTCTTGATGATTGAAAACTTTTCTGCAATTGAATTGCCGTAGGTATTTATCAAATCAATTGTTTCATCATGAGTCTTTAGGCCTGATCCTAGATCAATCGGATTATATCCATAAGCAGACGCGTTGGGATAGCGATAAATCAAATTGTTGATCTGATTTCTTATATCTCCATAATAGTGCATCCCATAAGCCAATTTAGTTTTCTGAGTGCCAGATGAGACCTTATTGTCTAGCATGGAGATGATAGGAAGAATTGAAATAGTGATTGAGTTTAGGCCTTCTATTGTTGGGGAGCTTTCAATAATACCCTGAAAAATAATTTGATTATCCCAAGTTTGGCCGTTCTGATCGACTGCACAAGCGTAAACTTTGGCCTGCCTGCCTCTCCAAGATACTAGCTCGCTTGATACAATTGGCGTATCAGTGCCCCCGAGATAGATTTGATGTTGTTGCCTAAATCCCATCCGGTGCGTTGTCGTGATTGTATAGATGCCAGCATCTTCTGATTGACCAGTGCAATAAAAACTTTCTGATCCTATATGCAAAAGATGTGGGTACCAAATCGATGGATCACTATCAACCACCAGATCGGGAGTATCATCTGATCGCAAAACATTGGCGACAAGCTGACCATTCCAAATGGAGCTTGATCTTGATAGACGGCTAAAAATCACATGTGGATCAACGCTTGATCCTCTCATTCTATCCATAGCCAAAGATATTGAAATTGGCTGATATGTTGCCACTCCTCCAGATGGCTCTATACTGGCTTGATATGGTGAAATTGACTGGATGCAGTCTAGATCGGTATATTGAAGATCATAAAGCGATGAAGTGGGAAATGGATTATATCCCATATAAAACCGAGTCATTAGGCCTTGTATTTCTAAGCCAAAGACTCGATACCCCTGCTCATCTTCTAGTTTGGTACTCATTAAACTTGCTCCTTGTAAAGCTCATAAGATCCTATCATATCTAACTTACAATCAACACAAGCGATTTTTAAAGCTAGCAATTCGCCACGATATGCACTAGGTAAAAACAAAGGCCTTGAGAAGTCAGTTTGAACGATTGATGAGCCAGTAGTATCTATTGAGCTTGAAACAACTGCTGATTTAAATCCAGGCAATATGACCAATTCACCATTTCCATCTGACAAAACACAACCATTGTCAATAATGTCTTGAGTTGTTGTTGGATTTCTAACCAGTGAAATTGTGATAGAAATAGGCTGACCGCTTGATGCATATCTCAATATAAATCCGATATGCTCGCAAGTTTTTGATGATTGATGCAGGTGGATATAAGTTTGATTTCCCTTTGGAATATGTCTTAGCTCGGTTATATCAGATAAAACATGTGCTTGATTATAATTCCAAGAGTGAGGATTATCTCTTGAAGTGTACGCTATCGCTGATCTTCTGCCTTTGGCAAATGCCAAATGATTTAAGCCGTTGGCGATTTGTGAAATCGTTGCGCCAAGTACTGGCTGAGTGATGCCAACTTCTTGATCTAGCGGCGCTTTTCTTGTTGTTTGAGATATGAAAGCCATTATGATCCCCACATGGAAATTGATTTGATTGGAGATGAAATTAATGTTGGATTTAAGATGTCTGCTGATAATTTGGGATTTACTCTAAATGCAGTTAATTGATAGGTTAAATCAATAAGAAACGCACCGAAATCAGCCGGATATCTTCCAGTGATAACAAGCCACTTTCCCGTTTCTCCTGCTGATACCGTCACTTTTCCGGACCATATGAAAAATACATAATCATACGCTGAAGGATTAACAACATAGAGATGGATTGTCAGATTTAATCCCAGTGTTGTTGAGCCTTCCCACTTTGGAATATTGGCAACCATAGCGATTAAATCTTGATAAGTGAAAGTTTTTTGAGGATGAATTGAGCCGGTATTAAATGAATTTGTTGTCCCGCCGTCTGCATTCACATCAATCCCAGATGCACAAAATAAAGATCTAGGTCTCTTCTGCAATAAACGGAGATTGCTTAATAGTTGTCTTCCTTTGGCTGATGATAAAGGCTTATCACTTTCAAGCGTGGTATCTCCTACCGGATAGAAATAATCTGATCCATTTGGCTGATAGACTGCACCATCACCAACTGATGATAAAGGCAATGTTTCAACGCAAATCGAATTCACTTGAAGATGTCCCGATACGGTTAATTCAACATCAATATACTGCGTTGAATTGCTGATGCTGGCTAGTGTTGCATTGCCAGAATACCAAGCCGTTACGCTCGGGGTAAGCGTAAATGATAAAGTGTTGTTGCTTGCTCCAGCAGTGAATTTAATTGACACAAAATTCAATCCAGTGTCAGCGCGTGCGTTAATATTAACTCTAAAAGTTTTATGATTAACGCTAACAACTGGAATACGCCAAAAACACGCAAGTTTTGGGGATGCCGAATTATAGTAAAATACACCATCATCAAAGTTTTGTTCAATGACTACACCAGCACCATAATTGGCGTGTAAAAAGTTTTGCATCTTGCCAATATTGGCCAATGCAGCAGCATCATTTGAGATCTCTCTTCCAGATACATAGACAAAAGGATCAAGCGAAATAATCGGATCAAGGATTGAGTTAGTCATGTTCAATCTCCATTGTGATTGGCACTCTTCGCCTAATCATTCCGTCATAAGACAACTCAGAAGTGATGTTTGTGATTGTGCCACGAATAACACCTTGATCTCCGTTGTTTTCACTTGTATGAGTGAGCGAATAGGCCGGATTTGATGAGGTGATATCATTTGTTATTCTTGCTAGTCTAGGATCTCCAACACCTTGAAAGAAATTGATCTTAGCGCCTTTATAGAAATAAACTCCCAAGGTATCGCTAAAGAAACGATAATCATTCTGGATGTCTGCATATGCATCTAAATGAAAGCTGAGATTTGATTTAACATAATTCCCAATGAAGTTGGATGTAAATCCGCCGCCAATTTTGCGTTGATATTCACTGACTCGATCAAAAGAAATATGATGATCTTGCACTGGTCTTGATGGATATAAAACGCCAGGCATCACATGATCAGCGATTAAAGCCTTTCTTCCATAAAGAGAAATCCATTGCTCATTTCCACTAAAGCCAAGCCGGTCTCTAAATGCAGTATCTACCCATGAAAAGGAAGGATTTGTAAAACTTGACATTCTGACAACATGACCATCATCTCGCAAAATCCATTGATGAGCTTGTGCAAAATAGAATTCATCTCTTGATTGTAAGCAGTATTGACCATTGCCAGATCTAACAGACAATAGGGAGACCATATCTTGAGCAAATGGAAAGGCTGGATATAAAGACGGCGAGACCGTACCAGCTCCGGAATAATTTATTTTACCATAATTTACATTGCCACTTTGCCATAAAACCAAATTCCCCCTTTGCCAGTCATTTGGGAAGATAGCCGGCTCAGTTGAAATCATCTCATAATAATCGAAATTCAATCCCCAAATCTGACCACCGCCGGCGTCAGTTGTGATATCCATATTGACACCTGGAGACGCTAGCCACTTGATCCGGTCTTGTGAGTCAATTGAGATGGTAAATGTGCCACCTTTATCAGCTTCTAAATCGTGTTTGAGGGAATAGCTTGAGCTCATCCCTTGACCGTTTAGAAACTGAATAGGATTATCAAAAACAATCTGAGATGCTGATGGCAAGCTGATGTTTTGTCCTTCTGCTGTGTACAATGTGCCAGTGAAAGGCCTTGCATCAAAATCAGTCATCAAGCAAAAATTAGGAGCAAATTCATTTCTAGGCATTTAATCTTACCATTCCTCTACCACCGTTATTGATGGTTCTTACAATTTTGTCAGCAAATGCACGCTCGGCGGCGGCCTTTGTATCATAGATCACACTACCGCCAAGGTTAATATTAAAAATCATAGGTTCGGCTTTACTTGCTTCTGGTCTTGATGGTGCTTGAGTTTGAGCAAGACCAGTGGGGGAGACACTTGAGGCAGATCCACCGCCACCACTTCCACCGCCTCCCATAGCCTTTGATGAGATGCCAGCAACGGCACCAACGCCAGCAAATAAAGCGGCTGATTTGAAATACTGACTAGCAGACACGCCACCGATAGGACCTAAAGCCAAAGCAGAAAAGCCCATTGCAGTTGCGAAGATTGATCTGGTGATTGCCTCTTGTGCCAATCCTTCAAGAGTTGATTTGATAGCCTCTTGCATTGATTGTGCTCCCATGATTGCGCCTGCTACCGATGCAGCAAATGCTTGAGTGGTGGCCATTGCCATCTCTCCCATTTGAGACGCTGCATAATCTTCAACCTTCACTCTTTCATTTGCGTATCTTTTTTGAATTTCAGCTTTGGCGAGATCATTATTCTCAACTGATCTCAATTCAATCTCTTGATTTTTTGCCAATAAATCGAGTTGTTTTTGATGTGCATCTTTGCCAGCTTCAATATCTAGAATTGCAATCTTATCTCTTAACTCTTGTTGTTTTTGTTGATATTGAATGCTTGCTTGATATGTTGCTTCTTCATGTGCGATTTGTTGGCTGATTAATTCTTGATTGATCCTTGCTTGCTCTGCAACTTTGGCCTGCTCCTGCGCCAACTGTTGATCATTGATATCCTTGATTGCTAGCTGATATTGTTTTTCAGCAATCAACAATTGATTTTTATTGTTTTTATTTAATTGCTGAGCTGTTTTATAGTTGTTTTCAGCAAGTGCTATTTGCTCATCAAGGCCGGATTTGGTCAATTGAATTTCAAGTGCATTGATTTGGGATTGCTCCGATATCACTTGCATTTGTCTTGCCTTGAGCGCGTCTGATCTGGCCTTTTGCTCACTCTTTAAGCGGTCAGCCTCAGCCCTTTTTATTTGCTCGATCTCTTGTTGATTTTTGATTTCTTTTAGCTGGAGCAAATCGCCGGCTGATCTAGCCTTATTCTCATCTTCAATAACTTTAGTCAGCGCTTGAATTTCTTTGCTGGTCTTACCATGTTGATCTGCAAGTCTCTTTTCAATGCTCAATTCTCTTTCTTTTTGTAGGATTGATTTTTCATGAGCTGATAGAGTGGAGGTATTGAGCAAAAGATCATCATATTCTTTTTGTATTTCTAATTGTGCTTTAAGTGCATCGGTTGCCTCTTGCTCAGTCATTGCCAAACTTCTTTGATACTCTTGAGCTTTTTGAATTGCTGGAAGTGCTACCTCATAGCCTTTAGTCAATTCATCTTGTGCCTTAGCAACCGCCTTATCAGCTTCTGCCAATCTCATTTGAGCTGCGATTAGATGTTGATCCGTCTTTAGTCGCTCATTCGTTTGAGCGTCATATCTTCTTTGTTCTTCTGCAAGTTTCCGCTGTTCGATAATTTGCTCAGTATAGACTTTTGTCAATCCAGCATTTTTTTCATTTAAAATTTCAAGCTTTAATCTTGCCTCGCTATTTAATGCAATTAAATCTCTTAACTGGTCATTTGTTGGCTTTATCCC